GTGGCCACGCCCATAGGGCCGCCGGGAGCCGCGCCGCCTACGCCAATACCGTTGCCAACCGCTGTCTGTCCAAACACGCCGTTGAGCGTGGTGATGTTGCCAGCCGCAGTGACTTGCGCCAGAGTTGGCGTTACACCACCAGAGCCGTTGGCCGCCGCTGTAATACGGCCTTGAGCGTCCACAGTGATGTTAGCTGACGTGTACACGCCAGCAGTCACGGTAGTGTTGTTCAAGCTGATCGTGCCAGACGTAGTGATCGTGCCGCCGTTTAAGCCAGTGCCTGCTGTAATGCTTGTGACCGTACCAGAACCAGAGCCAGATGGCGTAGCCCATGTGCCGTCGTTGCGCAGGAAAGTGGTGGTTGAGCCGGTAGGCGCAGGGATCGCGTAAGCGTTCCAAGTAAAGGCATTCTTTAAATAAAAGCCATTCCAGTTGTTAGACGCGCCGCCCAAAGTTAACGCAGTGGCGGCGCTTGAGTCAACAGCAGGCTGGAAGTTAGCACCGTTGAAGTCAACCGCATAAGTGGTCGCCAAAGCCGCAGTGTTGGCCAAGTACAAGCGCGATGCGTAAGAGCCAATGCCTGCAAAGGGTACGCCGCCATAGGTGTTAGTGCCAATGACAATACCGGTGGTTGTGCCGTTGCCGCCAAAGATACCGTTAAGTGTTGAAGTGTTGCCAGCAGTCAGAACAGACTGCAAAGTGCCGCCACCACCACCGCCACCGATGGGTGTGCCAGATAAGTCAGCGTAGACAGACGCCTCAACAATACCTTCAAAGCGGTTAGGCGCGCCTTGCTTGTATTTGTCTACACTGCTGTAGTACGTGCAACCGACCATGGCCAACTTGAAGTCGCCCGCCACGTTGTTGATTGTGGGGCGAAGGGCAGATGGCGTATAACCTGACAAGCCAGCAAAGCCAACTGCTTCCATCGTGATCGGGAATGCGTAGCTGGACAGTGAAGCCGCCAAATAGATTTGTTGTTGTGGGTAGCTGGTGCTGACAACCGTAAAACTACAGCCATTTAGTACACCGTTGATGCCGGGGCGTGAGACGGTCTGCTGCACTTGGAACTGCGCTTGGCCGCCGTTGCCTTCAAAGTACACACCGCTGATGTTAAAACCGCTGGCAGACTGCTGGGCAAGTTTGCCGCCCACGTCGACCAAAGCCAAGCCCCATTTGCCGCTAGACAAGTCAGTGCCAAAACCGTTGGCTTCAATAGAACCGCCGGTGTAGTTAAACGTGCCTGCGCCAATGACCTTACCGCCGTACGAGTCGTTGTTGCCAACAGTACAATTGGTCATTGCAATAGCGTTGGGTTCAGATACAAAACCAAACGCGGCGTTAGGCTCAAAGTAAAAGCCGCCGTCGTTGAAACGAATGACCAAATCATTAAACGTAGACGACAAAACGTTTGCGCCATACAGGCCAGTTGACCAGCCAGCCAAATAGACGTTGTCAATCGTGACAAACGCAATATCTTTTAGCGCGATGCCTAGTTTGTTCTTTTGATAGCCGTACAGCGTAAAGTCTTGGAACAAACAGTAACCTGCGGGCTGCGCGTCGTAGCCAACAACTTCAATACCGTTGGCGTTGGCCGTTTGGTAGATGGTCGTTGCGGCCATGCCGTCGCCGGACATGGAAGGGCGCTTGATAGGATCTACCAAGCTGCTGTTCATGGAGAACACCAGTGCGGCTGAAATCTTGTACGTGCCTGCGGGCAGATAGACATTGCCGCCATAAGTGCAGGCCAAGTTGATGGCCGCTTGGATGGCTGACGTGTCGTCGGTTGTGCCGTCGCCCTTAGCGCCAAAGTCTTTGACTGACACCAAGTCTTGCATCTTGTTGTTTAAAGTCTTGCCAACTGCGCCGGGCATGATACCCAAAGAGTAGGTCTGCTTAAACCCGATGAGCGCGTCGCCTAGCGTAATGTCAGTTTGGTTGGCCAGTTGCGCCGCCAAGACGTTAGCGTCGGTAATGCCGGGAAGATTGTCCCAACTGCCGATTTGCACTTCGTTTGCGTCTTCCAAAATGAATTTGTACAGGTCGCCTGCGTTAAGCCAAACTTCTTCTTCAACACGGCCCGCCGCATTTAAAACGATAGGGTTGCTGTTGGCTGTCAGGCCAGTAGCAGACGTGTAAGTGGTAGCCGCAGTCGTTGTGCCAGCAGCGTAGGTGTATAGCAAGCCGCCAGATAAAGGCACGCCGTTGTCATCAAAGAACTGGGCGCCAGCGCCTGCAAAGAGGGAAATATTGACAGTCATTTTTAACTCACTTCACGGCCAGATGAACGAATGTTGATTGCGCTAGCAGTCCCTGCGATTGTAGAGATGAAACTTGACGGCATCAAGACTTGCCCGACTAATTCAGGAAAAGTATAGACTTCTGAGGGTTGCAGTGTTTTGGTCTTGGTAATCAAGTTGGCGTCGCCCGCCGCAGTAGCGCCTGTGACCAAGTTGACGCTGATTGTCGCCGATGACGCGCTGTAATTTGTTGCGGTGAACTTGTCAATGATTGTGGTAACGCCAGACGCGGTGTATTGCGTAGTCTGGGCGCTTTCGGCAATCTTGGCTGGAATGAGGACTTTGACGGTAACGGTCATGCTGTGACTCCTTGAATTGTGGGGCCGGAAACGTAATTAACGGTCAGAATAGCAGATGGTGCGGCTGGTCTAGTTGGCGACGTGCCTGCGGGAATGGTTTCAATAAACACGGTTGTTCCCGCAGCATGCCAATTTAACTCAAAATAATCGCCGTCTTTCATCTCTAAAAAGTAATTTAAAGCCATGATGATCTGGCCATTAACGCCAGAATGCTTTTTAGGGACTGTGACAACACTGTTTGAATTGGGCAAATCGGCGCCGTTGTATTTTAACCAAACATCAGTTTCATACTCGTTGGCGTTATCAGTGTTGGTTAACTGAAGACTGAACTGGATGTTGTATGCGCCAGTCGAATCAACTTGAATTCTGGATTTAACCGTGCCCGTAATGGTTGTTGACGCCACGGTCTGGCTTGGGCTAATTACATAAACACCCGCGCCGCCCGGCGTACCAGACGTTTGAGACACAACGTGTGTGGCGGCCGTAACTCCTGTGCCCGTAAGAAGCATGCCAAGCCGAATAGTGCCTGAAGTCATAGCCGACACAGTCAAATTGGTTGTGCTGATTGAGCCGGTAAAAACTGCCGTATCGGTCAATATCCGAACATTGTTTTGGTACAAAGTTGTTCCAAACCGTACTGGATAGGCTTGCGTTGTTGAGCCGTCGTATTGGTTTGTAATGTCATAAAAGCCACCGTAAATGGGGTGCGGCACTTGAGGCGTATAGGCTGGTGCAACTGCTAGTGCCTGCACTTGCTTTTGCAACTCAGCAATTTGCGACTCTTGGCTAGACGCGGTTGGTGTAAGCGCCGACTCAAAAGCCACGTTTAAAGCGGTGGGGTCAGTTTGCGTTGGCGGGCCAAGTTGCAAGTCTGTAATGGAGAACTGGTTTTGACCGCCGCCAGTCAATATAAACAAGTTGTTTAAAAAGCGAAACCACTCACGCGAGATCGTGCCCGTGCGCTCATCCAGAAAAGGAACGCGGGGGGCGGGGATCTGCGTAATGTTAAGCATTTGTAGGGCTTGCTTGAAGTTCTGCGCCCATGATGGCAATCTTGACGGGGTCAGTGCCTGACACCTCATAAACCCTGTCGCGGATGCGGGTGGTCATGCCAAGGCGACGCCACAAGATCCGTTGGCCAAACCGGCCAATACCGCCCATGGACGTCCAGTGTTCGTTTGACCAGTTGTGGCCACCGTCGTCTGACCAGCGCAGCATGACTTGGGGATCAGCAATCACAGAGGACGTAATGTCGCTGGCAATGTAATCGCCGTTTTCAGTAATCAGATTGTCGCCGGCTTGCGTAACCAAAAGGAACACTTGCTCAGTTGTAAAGCCGTTTAGACCCACACCAGACTCAGCGTCTAGTTGCAGGCTGTGCTGGGCGGTACGCTTGAGCGTGTTCTGGCCAGTAGGAATAGCGCGCCAAGAGCGCAACCACTTCTGAGGCGCGTTGTTGTCTGAGTAGACTTCAAGGCTGTATTTGTAGATGTTGCCGTTTTCAAAGTCGCCAACAATTGTCTCGCCACCAAAGTTGCACTGACAATTGGAACGGTGACGTGTGAACGCGCCGTTAACCAGACCCGCACGCTCATGCCACGCCTGCGTAGCCGCGTCATAGACCCAAGTCGCGTTGGCGCTTGGAAATGTCAGGACGTAAAAGCCGTGGCCTTCTTGTTGGTACGTGTAGGCCAAAGCGTCAGAGATGTTGCCGTACTGGGCAATGGCATACTCAACGGCATGGGTAGAAACCCTTTGTCCAGTGTAGCCGTTGGCTTTGTAGACAATGCCTTGGCCACGGGCGTCAGTGCCAAGCCAGAACAAACTGTTGTCCAGTTTAGCCACCGAAAACGCGGCCACACAGCCAATTTCGTTAAACGCGCCTTGAATACGCGTCAGTGGAAAATCTGCGTTGCCTGAGTCGTACCAGACCTCAACCGAGTCAGTGCCAAACAACCAAGCCTCGCGGTGATCTACGTTAACGGCCACCAAGCCGTCTGGCGAGCCTTCAGCGCTTGCAAAATCAAGAGGATCTATGGACGTACCATCCAAGAGCGCCGTGACCCATACGCGTTGGCTATTAGGCTCGTTAAAAACAAAATAGCCATCAAGGTAGGCCACGGTCACAGCGCCGGGGAAATCGGGGTCTGTGATCTGTTTGAACTCGTTGGTGGCTTCGTTGTAAATGTAACTGGGGCCATTACAAGCAAAGAACAGTTGCGTGCCATTGTCAGCAATTGACACGGGGCCGCCGTCAATGATGTCGCCCAACTTGACCGGCGTGGCCGACGTGCTGGTCAGTTTGTAGACTTCTGTGCCAGACACGACATAAAAATCTGAGCCATTCGTTTGGTGCGCCCACAATGCGCGGATGGGGCCACTGCCTACAGCCTGAAGCAACTCCAAGCCGGGCGCGCGGTTAAGAAAGCCCGGTTCTTTACCGCCCTCGGGTACTACCTCTGGAAACAAATTGATCATGCGGTTGTCCGCAGCATTGACGCTGCGGGCAACGTAGCTGGAGCCAAGGATCGGCGTTTTCATCAATAGTTACCGGCATAGATGTTAAAACGCTGGCGGTTGGCCACCAATGCGT